CGTACGTGAAGTACAAGGGCAGCCGACCAGAGAAGCCTCTGTTGTTTCACCAGTGCAAAGAGTTTGTTCGCTCGAAGTACCGCCACAACTTGCTTATGGCAACAGGCCGGGAAACAGACGACGAAGTAGTCATTCGCTCGTGGACAAGTTACAACAAGACATTGAAGAAGCGTAACAAGGATGTCGCCCCATACGTTATTGCGTACTGCGATAAGGATATCCCGGCGAATGGTCGTGGATGGATGTTGAACTACTTCAAGTTGGACGAAGGCATCTTCTGGAACGATGGATTCACTCAGACGTACAACTTCGCTACTCAGTGCCTCACTGGCGACAACGCCGATGAGATTCCGGGGATTGAGAAGCTGCACCCTGACACCAAGAAGACGTACGGCATCAAAGTTAACGGAGTAGGGCCAGCCACAGCGGTTAAGTTGCTGGAAGACTGTAAGACTGAAGATGATCTGAAGGCACGCGTTGTTGAGTGCTACAAGGCAGCTCACCCAGACGACTGGAAAGCACGCCTTGAAGATAACGCCTTCTACTTGTACCTCCAACGCACTGAAGACGATGTGTGGGATGCGGCGAGATACTTCGGAGCGACTTACAGTGAGTGAGTTTTCTCCGTGGATTGAATACCCGGAGATTTGGTCTACTCAAGCGAAGTTCATGAGTTGGGTTCGGGGCGGTATCCGCCTCGGACTGTGGAAGAAGCACCCAGTCAAGCTGGAGTTCCTGAAAGAGTCCACCGTATTGATGGTGAACACTAATCCGCGCTCGATGACACGTTTCCCGAAGGTTAAAGCAGTCGTTTGTGCGCTCTGTAAGCAGACTGTGAAGGCTTCTGAGGCTGAGGTAGACCACATCCACGGTAACCACTCGCTAAAGAGTCTGGACGATCTACGGAAGTTCACAGAGTCCATGATTATCGTGAAGAAGAGTGACTTGCAGATTGCTTGTAAGCCCTGTCACAAGGTGAAGAGTTATTCTGAGAGAGAAGGCATCTCGTTTGAACATGCTAAGGCCATCAAACAGGCCATTGAGATTTGCAGTACGAAGCAGGACAAAGCGTTCCTGACTGATCGAGGGATTACCCCGGCGACAAGTGCTGCGAAGCGTAGAACGCAAATCGAATCATATTTGAAGGAAGGGAAATGACAGATATCTTTGTGTCGTGGCAAGACCAGCTCGACTATATGGAAGGCAACGCCTGTGGCTCTGGCTCCACAGACTACGACGCTGTTCGTGGCGAGATGCATGACGGCCTGAGAGCTAAGTACGGACGCCTTGCAAGTTTCGACTTTGAGGAAATCCCGGCAGCCGAACTACAGCGATTTATGGAATGGTTGGAAACAGAGGAAGAAGAATGAGTACGGGCTACATTATCCGAGACACTGTAACAGGTGAACGCTTCACAGCAACTTCCAAGAAGAACATCTGGAGTACTTCAGGCGGAGCCAAGGTTGCTTGGCGCCAGTCAGGTTGGAAGCTACACCGCCTAATTGGTGAACCGGGCGTCAACCCATATAACTTCGACCCGGGCAGCTTCAATGATCAGACGCGCTTTGTTGTAGAGGAACTTACCTCCGACACGGGGCAACTGGAGAAGGCCAAGGTGCTGTTGAAAGATGCACTAGATGCATTGTGTAACCGTCACGCAGATGAGTGCGATGAAGCTGAAGCAATTCGAGCGTTCTTAGGTATGGAGTCTCAAGTTTGAGCAAGGGTAAAAAGATCGTCGTAATTGGCGATGTGCAAGTAAAGCCGGGAGAGAGTCAGGAACACGTTCTCCAGATCGGCCGTTACATCGCTGACAAGCAGCCAGAAATCATCGTCAACATTGGTGACTGGTTCGACTTCCCATCCTTGTCCTCATATGACCGAGGCAAGAAGAGTTTCGAGGGTCGCCGCTTGAAGGCTGACATCGAGGCCGGGAACGCTGCAATGGATCTACTGTTTGAGCCGATCATCGCTCTACAGAAGCGCCAGAAAGAGGCTAAGAAGAAGATTTACAACCCACGTAAGGTATTCACAGCCGGTAACCATGAAGCACGCTTTGATCGTCTTGCAGAAGACACCCCGGAGTTGGGCGGATTCGTAGGGACAGAGACACTTGCTCTTGAGAAGTGGGGTTGGGAAGTTTACCCATTCCTGCAACCAGTCGAGATTGAAGGCATCTTCTTCGTTCACTACCTCGCTAACCCAATGACCGGCAAGCCGTACGGTGGAACTGCACTGAATCAGTTGAAGACGGTAGGAAGAAGTTTTGTAGTTGGGCATAAGCAGGTTCTCGATATTGCACTCCGTCCGACGCTAGATGGGCAACTGCAAATCGGAGTAATCAATGGGGCCACATACCCTCACGATGAGGCGTACAAGGGTTATCAGGGAAATGCACATTTCAGGGGGATCGTAGTGCTGAATGAGGCGCAAAATGGTTTTGCTCTTCCGATGCCAGTCTCTCTCGACTACCTGAAGAGTAAGTATGGCTAAGGTTTGCAAGAAGTGTGAGGTTGGGAAGCCTCTTGAGGACTTCCCGAAGCACCCAGAGTGCCGTGATGGACGAAAGGGTGTCTGTAAGGTCTGTACTTATGCCGGACAGAAGGCCCGGAGTAAGTCTGGCGGCGCTATCTCCCAAAAGAAGTACCGGAAGACCCCGCGTGGTTACATCATGCAGACATATCGAAACATGCTCTCAAGGGTCCGGGGCTGGATTAAACCCCACTTGTACTCTGGGCTAGATATCGTCCCTAGAGAAGAGTTTTACGCTTGGGCATTGGCTGATGGAAGTGAGTTCTTTCCGATGCTTGAAGCGTATATCGCATCTGGACTAGATATGCGATTGGCACCCTCTATAGATCGTAGAGATACATCGCTGGGATACACACTAGATAATATCCGCTGGTTGACACACTCTGAGAATAGCAGTCTCGGCGGCATGAATAAGTAATTAGGAGTAACAATGAGTATCAAGTTTCAACATAAGTCAGGCGGCGTTGTGTACTCACTCGAAGGCACAATCGTAAAGTGGCAAAGTAAGAATGGTGCCGAATATTGCACCACACCGTATGCACAGAGAAAGATCGACCGATACTTTGCAGATGGTACTTGGGTAAAGATTGAAGAGGTTCAGCCGGAGTCTACAACTGTCTCCGCACTGGATAAGTACTACATAACAGGATTTGGAGTAGGAATTTCAAGCAATGAGGGCACTACAGCAATTACTTCGCAGGGTGCTTCTGTCACTTCTCTTAAACCGGGTGGGGCAGTTGCATCAGACGGAGGTTCCAGTTCTTACTACGACATCAGCCTTCCACAGTGGCTTGTCGATAAAATCAACGAACGCCAGAAAGATGGAAAGGCGTTTGTTAAAACTGAAGAGCTGATCGAAGTAGCCTTCGCCAATGACTTCGACGCATCAAACATCTTCAAGAGTTTGATCCGAGCATGGGGTGCCTTCAATGGTGCTGGCAAGAAAGGCAACTCCGTCGATTACGACCTGAACAAAATGAATTACAGCACTGAGAAACTTCGCAGTCGCAACCAACGCAAACTTAACGTAGGGAAATGGATCTAATGCAAATCAACTTTGAAGACATGGTAGCAGTACTGGCAAAACCGGGTGCAGACATCATCGCAACACTGACGCCAGAGAAGGCTCACATGCTGCACATGGCAGTTGGTGTCTCCGGTGAGGCTGGTGAACTTCTGGACGCAGTGAAGAAGGCTGTTATCTACAACAAGCCGCTGGATCGAGTGAACGTAGTTGAAGAACTTGGCGATCTGGAGTTCTACATGGAAGGCTTGCGAGCTGGTCTGGGTATTACTCGTGAAGAGACTATCCAAGGCAACATCGCCAAGTTGGGTGAACGCTACAAAGGCTTCACTTACACCGACAAAGCAGCTCAGGATCGTGCTGATAAGGTTGCCGCGTGATTACAGCAGAAGTTATTCAATACAGTAAGTGCGCCAATACCGGGAAAGAGATTGTAACTTTCGAGTTGGTTTATCCGCGCATGGTACATGCGGAGCTGATGACACATCGGATGTTCAGCCGGAATGCTGCAAGTTCACGGGCAATCCCGATTTCCAAGGTGGTAGAGATGGTCCGGGACAATCCGGCCACTCCGTCACACTGGGGTATCAATCAACCGGGGATGCAGGCACGGCAAGAGTTCACTGGCGATGCACTGGAACAGATCCAACGCCTTTGGGATGATGCTGCATACAGTGCAGCAAACTTCTCTGAAGTGATGGCGAACATGGGGGCTCACAAGCAGGTAGCTAACCGGGTAACTGAGCCTTACCAGTGGATGAAGGTCGTACTGACGTATACCGAAGGCAATAACTGGTACTGGCTACGTGATCACACGGATGCCGACCCAACTATTCACGAACTTGCTCGCAAGATGTGGCAAGCGGTATCTACGAAGACGCCGTTTGTGATTTACCCGGGAGAGTGGCACGTACCGTACGTTAATCGTGTACGAGATGCTGGTGGCCTGAAGTACCTGACAGAGATTTACATCTCCGATGATAACTTCGAGTCCCAGTGGCTGACACTTGAACAAGCTCTAGCAGTTAGTTCGAGTTGCTGTGCCCAAGTAAGTTACAGAACGTTGGATCTGAGTGTATCGAAGGCAGAGATGATCTACGGACGTTTGGTTGAGAGTGAGCCGGTACATGCCAGTCCTTTCGAACATCAGGCGACTCCAATGAGAAAGAATCCGGACTTCCGTAGTAAGGGGATTACGCACAGGGACCGAGACGGTAAGTTCTGGTCTGCGAACTTCGCCGGATTCATTCAGCACCGCCAACTCATCCCGAACAATGCGAAACAAGGTTAATCAAATGGTAGACTTTACACTTAGCGTCAGCGATCTAAATCTGATCGAAGATTTCAAACAAGATTTCAAAGTAAGTATCGCAACTTTCCCAGTAGGGTACGAAGTTGTAGAGGATGCTGGTGAACGCCACATCTTCCTGAAGGATGCATCAATCCTCAAACACTTGAAGACTAATGGTATGGATACAGATGAACCCATCGAGGTTGTCTTTGCCCAGCACCGTAATCTCCAGAACAAAGTAGTTAACGGGT